ACTATTTACTATATTACAAAGGAGATTTCCCATGGGAAAGAAAAGAAGATTGAATACCGCCAAAGCAAAGTTCAAAAGTAAGCACGCCACCCATCCTCGCATGCAATATTTGAATAGTCAAGAGGAGACTGTGGTTGAAACTCAACCAGAAGTTGTTTTACAAGAAGAAAAAGTCGAGGAAATGCCAAAAGCTGCTCCAAAACGAAAGCATGATGGGAAAGCATCTCCAAAGAGGCGCTTCTTGAAGAAAACAAGAGTTCCAGAGGCTCTAACATAAAATAAACCGTTCTCTATAAAGAACCCCCGCTAGCCGGGGGTTTTGTTTTACGGCTTACTAATTAAAGGGGGAGACCTATATAGATGCCGACTAACTTACAACCAAGATCGCAAACAAGTACTGTAATTTTAACTCAGACGGGGTCGGCCGCCTTGGTCGCCGCGGCAGTACCCTTCGGGATGTATACCGGCTCATTAGAGTTTTTAACGGGTGCGAGTGCCCAAGTTGCATACGTCTATAAGAAGTTGGGTGGCGATGTTGTCGATATTGAGTTGACCCCTGCCAATGTGTATGCCGCTTATGAAGAGGCGGTGTTGGAATATTCATATATTATAAACCTNCATCAAAGCAAAAATGTNCTTTCGGATGTGTTGGGNAATACTACTGGCACCTTTGATCATCTTGGCGAGATGGAGGCNGGCCCATTATCTTCTAGTTTAGGTGGCGATAAAGTTGCTCTCAAATATCCCCGCTTTCAATTTGAATATGCGCGCAATGTTGGCGATGGGCTGGTGGCAGCGAGTGGTATGGGAGGCACTGTCCCCCAATATTCTGCATCGTTTCAGCCATCAGCTGATAGACAAGATTACGATCTGCAAGCTATTATTTCCGCTTCTTCGGCTGACGGGGTTGATGATAGTGGGGCCGTAGTGCCATTCAATGATAAAGTTGGTGATCGACGCGTTATAGTCACACAGGTATTTTATAAGTCGCCACGGGCAATGTGGCGTTTTTATGGCTATTACGGCGGCATCGGAGTGGTGGGTAATTATTCAACTTATGGCCAGTTTGCCGATGATGCTACATTTGAGATTATTCCGACATGGCAAAATAAATTACAGGCCATCATGTATGAAGATTCTATTATGACGCGCACCTCCAATTATTCATATGAGATTATTAACAATAAACTAAGGCTCTATCCAAACCCAAGTTATTGGGACTTCGCCGGCCTCCAGAAAATTTGGGTGAGGTTTTACGTAGACAACGATGCTTGGGATGAGGATGATAATTATCGGACGGGCGTAAAGGGCGTTAATAATGCCAATACTGTTCCATTTGATAATATTCCTTATCGAAACATTAATGCCATTGGCAAACAATGGATTCGTAAGTATTGTTTAGCGTTGTGCAAGGAAATGTTAGGCCAGATTAGAGGAAAGTTTTCAACTCTACCGATTCCTGGCGAAAGCGTGACGCTTAATCATGCTGAATTACTGAGTCAAGCAAAAGATGAACAAACACAACTTAGAGATAAACTTAGAGAACTCTTAAAAGAGATGGAATATGCTGAGCTAGTTAAAATAGATGTGGAGAAAGCTAATGCTACGGCTGAGGTCTTTAAAGGGTCGCCTTTGCCAATTTTTGTGGGGTAATGAATGATGTCCGATGAATGGAAACAGCCAACAGCACCGCCGCCGCCCCTTTTTCTTGGTAAAAAAGAACGAGATTTAGTAAAACAGGTAAATGATGAACTGATTGAAAAGGTAATCGGTCAACAACTTCTTTACTATCCTGTTGACTTAGAAAGAACCAATTTTCATGAATTATATGGCGAAGCTATCAAAAAGACGTTTTTGCCTCCCGTTCGAGTATTTGCCCTCGTGGAGTTCACCACTTTTGAAACAACATATATGGAGAGCATGGGTGTTGATAAGATATGGGAAATTAATGTACATTTCCATAAAAGGAGATTGGAAGAAGACCAAAATATGTATATTCGCGAAGGTGATTTTGTTTTATATGGCGAGAGTTATTACGAAATAGTAAAACTAGTTCAAAATAAACAGCTATTTGGACAGGTGAATCATATTTTTGAAACATCTGCGGTTTGCAAGAGAGCCAGAAAGGGGTTATTCGATGCTACCTGACAATTTTGATTTTGCGATGTTACCAGCTAACAAGCCCGAGATTACATTAAAAGAATTGGGGATGTTAGCATCAACCATTGAAAATATAGATTATGCCATCACTTCATGGTTAAAAGTAGATTTAGATTTAAGAGCTACCACTAACGAGGGCTTTGTTCGCGTGCCCGTGCTGTGGCAAGTTCCTGAGCGTGCTTACCAAATTAAGAACGAAAAAGAATTAAGAGATGACGCCGGCGCCTTAAAATTGCCATTAATAAGCATAGAACGTACAGGAATGGTAAAAGATCCCAACAGGAAAGGCTCCTTTCAGGCTAACTTATATTCCGATGATAAAAATGGTCGCAGCGGCCGCGTCGTTATTGCTAAAAAGATAGTTCAAGACAAGACTAGAAACTTCGCAGTTGCCGCGGCAACAAGGGATCTTGACACCGGTGGAACTCAGCAGCTTTATTATCCGAGAGTCAATAAAAAAGTAGTTATCAAAAGCCTCTCTATTCCCATTCCGGTTTATGTTAATATAGATTACAAAATTATAATCAAATCTGAATATCAACAACAAATGAATGAAATATTGGCGCCTTTTGTTGCCAGAACGGGCCAAATTAATGCCTTTACGATGACGAGAAATGGCCATTTGTATGAGGCTTTTATTGATCAAGGTTTCACACATTCCAATAATATTAATAACCTCGCGGAAGAACCAAGGATGTACGCTTCCGAAATAACAATTAGAGTACTCGGTTATCTCATTGGCGAAAATGACAACGATGACCGCCCCATCATTAGAATACACGAGAACGTAGTAGAGATAACTTTTCCCAACGAAGGAACAGTTCCTGAAGGTAATGACGACTTTTTTCTTTAGTTCGGGTAGTTCAGGACATACTTTTGAGATTAAAAATACTATTTAATTAATGATTAGGCCATCATTTACACCTATTTTGGCAAGAGGAACACAACAATGTCAGTTAAAAGTTTTAAATTTGTATCTCCTGGAGTGTTTATCAACGAGATTGATAACTCCTTTATCCCCAGAACCCCAGAGGCAATCGGGCCCGTAGTAATCGGAAGATCACGCCGCGGCCTAGCTATGCAGCCCACAAAGGTTGAATCTTACTCTGATTTTGTTGAAATGTTTGGAGATACGGTGCCTGGTATGGGGGGCGGCGACATATATCGAAATGGAAACTATCAATCGCCTATGTATGGAACGTACGCTGCGAAGGCCTTCCTGAACGCAAACGTTGCTCCTCTTACTTATATCCGTTTGCTAGGACAGCAGACATCCGTTGGGGCCGCCGCCGGCGCCGATGCNGCGGCAGGTTGGAAGACGAACTTGACTCCGACCGGAGTAGAGTCCACTAACGGTGGTGCCTACGGCCTTTGGGTATTTACATCTGGTTCCGATACATCCAACAAGCTGGGAACTGGCAGTCTTGCGGCTATCTGGTATGTTAACCAGGGTACTGTATATCTTAGCGGCACCGCCTATGGAGGGTCTGTGCCGTACGCCGACGTCACACCTAGCCCAGACGTTGGAACTACCGGNTCCAACAACGTTATTATCGGGACTGATGCTAGCACTGATCTTTGGACTGTCGTTATTAGTGGTGGTATTGGCCAAGAAGAGAAAATTAGTTTTAGTCTTGACGACTCGAAAAGTACATTTATCCGCAAAGTGTTTAATACTAATCCGCAGCTTGTGAGTGCGTCTACATTTTATAGTACCAACTCGGAGTTCGCTAAAACTTATTGGCTTGGTGAGACATACGAGCAAGAATTAAGGGACCGCGGTCTGACCGCAGGCGCCATTGGGTGCATGATGGCAATTTCTAATGGTGCCTCGACCGGTCCATATGACATGAAAGCCAATGCATCAGTAGAAGCCGCAGCCGGTTGGTTTATCGGCCAAGATCTTGGAGCAGCCGCTGCATATGTTCCTTTTAGACAACAGAAGCTTTTTCGTTTAATCGGAAGAGGCCATGGTGAGTGGCTACAAAAGAATTGTAAGGTTTCAATTTCGAATATCCGCACTTCAACTACAACCACTAACGAGTTTGGTACTTTCTCTGTTATTATTAGAAACTTATATGATACTGATAATAGCGTTGAAATACTCGAGAGGTATGATAACCTCACTCTTGATCCCACTTCGCCAGACTATATTGCCCGCGTAATCGGTGATAAATATATGTCTTGGGATACAACCGACAAAAGATTGAAGACTTACGGAGATTATGACAATAACTCTAAGTTTGTTTATGTTGAAATGAATGCAGATGTCGATGCGGGCGCCACGGATGACTCACTTTTACCATTTGGTTATTTCGCGCCCCCACGTTTCAGGGCGATTTATAATCTTAATGCTACCGGAGCCTGTTCCAGTGC